GCGGCCTATCTCTCGGTCGGCGGAGTCCGCGCCCACGGCCTGGTCATCGCCACCGATGATCGCCGTTTCCGGCCGACCGATCTGGCGCCGGGAGAGTCGAAGCATTACGACGATCAGGGCCAGTTCATCTACCTCAGCCGCGCCGGCATCGTCATCAGCGGCGCCGGTCTGCCGATCACCATCACCGACACGCCGTCGCTGACCGTCAATGCTTCCGATCAGGTGGTGCTCAACACCCCCTTGCTCCAGGTCAATGGCCAGATCGTCGCCACCGGCAACGTCACCGCCGGCAGCGTCGACCTCGAAGGCCACGTCCATGGCGGCGTCCAGGCCGGCGGCGCCTCGACATCCACGCCGCACGGGTGAGGCCATGACCGATATCGCCCTCTTCTTCGATCCCGCCCTCCAAGCATGGGACATCGCCCTCGACGGCGGCGACCTGGCCACCGATGACGGCCTGGCGACGGCGATCGTGCTGTCAATCGAGCTCGACCGCTTGGCCGTTGTCGACGATCCGTTGCCCAAGGGCGCCGGCCGGCGCGGCTGGTGGGGCGATCGGGTGGCGCCGCTGGCGCGGCCGGCCCAGGGCAACGGCGCCAATCCCGACCGCATCGGCTCGCGGCTGTGGACCCTGCAACAGGAGCGCCAGCTTCCGACCGTGCTGACCCGCGCCAAGGGCATCCTCGCCGAGGCTTTGGCCTGGCTGAGCGAAGACGGCTGGGCGTCGGCGGTCGATATCGCCGTCGCGTTCCCGGCCCGGGGCTGGCTGCGCTATTCGATCGCCGCCCATAAGCCGGACGGCACCACGGTCAACCTCACCCAAACCATCGCCTGGGGGATCTGATGCCGATCGCCGTGCCGACACTGGCCCAAACCTCGCAATCGGTCGCCCTGGCCATCGCCACGAGGCTGCAAGGGGCCGATGCGACTCCGCCGCGTTCGGTATTGGCGGTCATTGGCAAGGTATTGTCGGGCGGCGTCGACAGCCTGTATGGCGCCATCCAGCAGGTGGCGGCCAACATCATCTACGACACCGCCGAGCTGGCGTACCTGGTGCGCTGGGCCGGCTTCTGGGGGATCTTCCGCGAGGCGCCGACGTCGGCCACCGGCCAGGTCACCTTCACCGGCCCCGGCCCGCTGGTCCCGGAAAACACCATCGCGGCGCGGGGCGACGGGTTGCGATACCTGCTGGGCGCGGCGGTCACCCAGGCCTCGGGCAGCGGCACCGGCACCGTCACCTGCATCAGCGCCGGCGCGGTGACCAATACGGCGGCCGGCGGCACCCTGACTTTGACCTCGCCGGTTCCCGGCATCGCCTCGACGGTGACGGTGGGGCCGGGCGGCCTGGCGGGCGGCAATGATCTGGAGAGCATCGACTCGTTGCTGGCCCGGCTGCTGTTGCGCATCCGCGAGACGCCCCAGGGCGGCAGCCAGGGCGATTACGAAGAATGGGCGATGGCGGTCCCCGGCGTCACCCGAGTGTGGGTCTATCAGTGGTGGCTCGGCACCGGGACGGTCGGAATCACCTTCATGATGGACGGCCGCGCCAACCCGATCCCCCAGGCGGCCGACGTGGCGGCGGTGCAGGCGGCGATCAACGCGGCGCGCCCGGTGGGAGCACCGACCTTCGTGTTCGCCCCCACCGGTGCGCCGTTCAATCCGACCATTCACCTCAATCCCACCTCGGCGGCGATCCAGGCGGCGGTCGAGGCCAACCTCGCCAGCCTGATCGCCAATCAGTGCACCCCGGGCGGCAACTATCTGGTCAATGGCGTGCCGACGGCCGGCGGGCTGCTTTATTACAGCCACATCAACGCGGCGATTTCCGCTGCCGCCGGCGAGATCGACTTCACCCTGGAATTGCCCGCCTTCGGCTGCAACGTCCAGACCGGCCCCGGCATCATCACCACCATGGGAACGATCACATGGGCGTGAAGACGGCGTCCGACTATCTCGCCCTGTTGCAATCCTTGCTGCCGCCCGGTCGCGGCCTGGCCAAGGACCCCTCGGCCAATCTGACCGCGTTGCTCGCCGCCTTCGCCGACGGTCTGGCGCCGGTGGATGTGGCGATGAACGCCCTTTATGACGAGGCCGATCCCCGCACCACCTATGCCTTGCTGCCCGATTGGGAGCGGGTCGCCGCGCTGCCCGACCCGGCGGTGGGCGACGTCTATCAATCGGTGGCGGAACGCCGCGACTGGCTGACGATGCGGCTGACCTCGATCGGCGGCCAATCCAAGGCCTATTTCATCGGCCTGGCCGCCTCGCTGGGGGTGGTCATCACCATCACCGAGTTCCAACCCTTCGGCGCCGGCATCGGCATGGCCGGCCGGGATCGGGTCGGCTCCGACGACAGCATTTTCGTCCAGTGGCGCGTCAACATGCCGTCGCCGCCGGTCTACCTGTTCCAGGCCGGCCTGTCCGGCTGCGGCGACCCGCTCGGCTATTGCCGCCCCGGCGTGATCGAGGCGCTGTTCGCCCGCTACAAGCCGGTTCAAACCCACCTGATTTTCAATTACGGGGGAATTAGTCCATGAAGCGCATTGACGGTCTCAACTATCTTCCCAATGGCAATGGCACCGGCAAGAACGGCTGGCAGGATTACGATGCCGCGACCGGCAACCCGGGCACCGTGGCCAACGCCTCGACCCTTAATTCCTGGCAGGAGGAGCTGGTCGGCCTTTGCGAGGGTGCCGGCCTGACCCTCAATCCCGCCGACAACACCCAGCTGCAGCAGGCGGTGGCGATCTACATCGCCACTCAAATGCGCGGCATGTTCGCGCCCGAGCCGACCAATCCGGCCAGCATGGTGGTCAACCTGACCGCCGGCTATGTCCCCGGGGCGGCCAGCGTGACGGCGGTGGGGGCTCAAGCGAGCCCGGCCTTCGTCGCGCCGGTCGGCAATCCCCGCATCGACTTGATCGTCATCAGCCGCACCACCGGCGCGCTGTCGGTGATCGCCGGCATCCCGGCCGCCATTCCGGTGGCCCCGGCCATTCCGGCGACCGCCGTGCCGGTGGCGCAGATCGCGCTGGCGCCGACCACCACCGCGATCACCGCCGCCCTGATCACCGACGTGCGCGATCTACCGCCGCTGGGGCTGGGGGCGCTGGCCTATCTCGGAATCGGCGCCAATCTGGCGCTGGACGGCGCCGGCAACTTGACCTTGGCCGGGACGCCGGTGCTGACCGGGCTGACGGTGGCTGGCTCGAGCGTCGTCAACGCCGTCCAATATCAGCAGAACGCTCCGATCATTCCGACCGCCAGCGGCGGCACCGCCGACGCCATCACCGCGACCTACAGCCCGGCGATCGCCGCCCTGAGCAATGGCATGTCGCTGCTGGTCCGCGCCGCCTCGGCCAATGCCACCGCGACGCCGACCTTTACCCCCGCGCCAGGGACGATTGCTCCCGCCATCATCGTCAAATGGGCGGGCGCGGCTCTCGCCCACGGCGACATCGCCGGAGCGGGTCATTGGATTGAACTGCAGTGGGACGCGACGTTGACCAAGTGGACGTTGCTGAACCCCGCCACCGGATCCTTGCTCGGCACCATGTCGACCCAGAACGCCAATGCCGTCGCGATCACCGGCGGCACGATCGGCCCGATTTCGCTGCCAAACGCGTCATCGATCGACGCCAACGGCAACGTCGTCTTCAACGGCTCGACCGGTCACACCCTCAAGATCAACGGCGGCGGTGTCTTTGCAAACACCCTGATGACCTCCAACACGGGAGGGCCTCTGACGACGTTCGGGTCAACGGCTTCTAACTGGGCGTGGGGAGGCGCGGACTGCCTTGCCCTCGGCGCCTATACCACGCTGTCCGGCCGCAACACCGCGCCCGTCACCTACTCCTACACCGGATTTTACAACGACGCCGCCGGGGTCTCGAGGAACAGCAGCACACTCGGCGCCTGCTCGATGGCCTTCGGCTATAACGCTCTGAGCTTCGCGTTCTACGCCGCCGGCGCGATCGGCGCCGTGCTCGGCGCCCCGACCGCAACCCTCGGGGTGACTGCTGCGGGGCTCCTCGCCCTCGCGGGCCCCCTGGCCGCCGACGCGGGCAACACCCTCGCGACATTCGACGGCGCTGGCACGACCGGCGGCAATTCCGTCCGTCTGTGTGCCGTTTCGGTGGGAACGAATAGCGCCAACGGCGCCAATTCCGCCCTGAAGCTCGGCAAGGATGGCGTCACGGGTCGGTCGCAATCGTCGGCCGGCACCAATTACGCCAGCGGCGGCGATTATGCCGAGTACGAGCTCAAGCGGTCGGATTGTGGCGTCATCGCGAAGGGGCAGATTGTCGGCCGGGATGCCAACGGGCAGCTGACCGACAAGTTGGCTCTCGCCCTCACCTTCGGCGTTAAAACCACCAACCCCAGCTACGTCGGCTCCGACATCTGGGGCAATGAAGACGCGGTCGGCGCCGTGCCCGTCGAGCCGGTTTATGCCCCGCCAGCCTATACCGGCCCGGCCGCGCCGACCGCGCTGGTCGCTCCGGCGCTATCATTGCCGGCCGAGCCGGTGCAGCAGGCCGGCGAGACGGACGCGACCTACGCGGTACGGATTGCTGATTGGCAACAGCATTGCGCCACCCTTCAATCCGCCTATGCCGTTGCCGAGGCCGATTACCAGCAGCAGCAAGCCATTTTCGCCACCGCCGACGCGGCCTATCAGCAGGGGCAAACCGCTTACGCTGCCACCGTCCAGCAGGCCGAGACCGCGTTCGCCACGGCGATGGTCAACTACACCACCGCGCTGGCCACCTACAATGCGGCGCTGGAAGCGGCTCGAGCCGAGGTCGACCGCATCGCGAAGTGCGGGAGGGTCCCAATCAATTTGCTGGTGTCGGCCGGCGGCAATCCCGGCGACTACGTCGTTCCGGTCTCGGACGGCAATGGCGGCATCACCGGGCAGATTGTGGCCAAGGCGGACCTGACCCTGTCCCAATACATCAGCGCGGTGGCCTATCTTCGCTGCCCCTACGCCGACGACAATTCCGGCCGGTGGGAGGTGGAGATCAAGGTTGGTTAGGGATTTGGACGACCCCGCCGGCCT